CTGGACGGCGCCCACCCTGTAACCAATAACGAACGATATGTGAGAAATTATTGGCTGGCCCGAATGTTTCGGTGTCTACGAACTTGGCTATAATGGGGTTACCATCAACTTTGAAGTGGACAACAATTCCTTCAATTTCGGATGATTTGCGTTGCCGCCACGAATGCAAACTAGCCCAATACTGTTTTAGAACTCTTGTGTTGAGGTTACAAAGCATTGCAAATTCAGCACGATATTTGGAGCGTTCAAGCTTAATCTGTTCAAGCAAGTATGGCTTGTGTGTTTTCCAACCACTATCACTAATAATGAGCCATTCTGGCTTCTTTGTGAGTTTAGTCTCAAGTAATTGTTCGATTGTTAGGGTCTGACCCATGAACTTGATATGACGATCTAAAAACGCCGGAATACTAATCATGGCTTCATCGGTAATCATATCATGTTTGAATTTCACATCATACGCAAAAAGAAAAGTCCATGTTCGATTGGTTCTTATACGAGTTTTTCTTCTACCGTGATGAGTAGTCCATTCATCATACATGACTTTAACTGAACCTTCCGAGGATAGCCCCGGATGTTCAAGTAGAAACAAATCATTATGCATGAGCGTTGTGGTGTGGTTTTTGATTTCATTATTATTTGTGGCAAACATGATGAGAGTGTTTGCCAAATAATGCGGATACGCAATAGTATTGGGAAGCCTACCATATATAATCTCAAAATCCATATGGTCGCCCGGTTTGATTACCCCCATACTGTCGAGTCGATCAACAAACGACTCTAACGCAATATGTGCGGATCTAAATGCATCGGCCCATGGTTTTGGATCCCAGTCCCTATATGAGTAAACTGGCTTCAACCCTTTACGTGCGGTATAAAACTGTCCCAGTGCATCCAAACCTGCACGAATATAGCTACCATCATATTTCTCATTAATTAGCCAAGTAGAAGACTCAGCAAAAGCTGCGCGAATTGTTTTGATTGGTAGGTCGTGAAAATGTTTGATGCTCATATCCCCAATTAAGCAGGATATGAGCACAAAGTCAATTAACGTGTTGACTTGAAGAAAGCAAATCCAACCTTAGCAAGCTGATTCATAATCTCGTTGCGATCGGGCATTTTTTGGATGTCTTTGTAATCTTTTACCTTGGCCATTATATCGGTGAGGTCGCCAAGGTATTCTCGGGTTAGACCCGTTTGTTTCAGTGCATCAACAAGCTCTGTCTTGTCAACGTTGTAGGCATTCTTGTTACTCTCTACTCGGTTACGCAAGCTATTGATAATATCATCTGGTGAACCCTCATCGCGATTTCTTCGGCGACCATCACGGCGAGGTTCTTCTCGGCTAGCCATTGGAGTTTCCTCCGGATTTGTTGGCTTAACCAAATTATGAGCAAAGGCAAATTCAGCGGCGATCTGCATTACACGATCGACGTCTGTTTTATTAATATCTTCTTGTAGGGATTCCATTTGTGTTGGATCACTGACTTTTGCTTTATCGAAAATCTTTCGAATATTTGCGGGTGTGAATCCAATCTTTGCTGAAAGAAAAGTCATTAGAGACTCTTCGTCAATTTCATTACCTGTTTGACCAAGCCATTTATTATATTGCTTTGTCAAGTATGATTTAAGTTTACGGGCATCTTGACGGCCCTTGGACTTATCATTACCCGCCATAGCACCCACAGCGTCTCCAGCTGCCGCAGCAATGTCGCGGAGTGAAGCTTCTCTCATTATCTCTAGGTGTTTGTGCAGGTTATTTGTCATGCTTTGCGTTCTTTGAAAGTTTCTTCATCTCAGTAATTTTGCGGTTAAACTTCGAAGCATCTTTATTTTTTATTGCTCCGAGTAAACGTTTGTTTAACTCTTCGGCTTCCGCATCTGAGAAAGTTTCATTTATCAGCTGCATGACATTAATGCAACTGGCGATCACGTTAGTGGCTCTGGCTTCAATAATTTGATGTTTGTCACGCTCAGGGACTAAACGATCCAGTTCCGAAATAATGCTACGCATGTTTTTCATTTAAGTTACTGCCTGTTATGGTGATCGATGGGAATGCAGGATCCCATCGATCATTTCTACAACCTTTATACAAGCTTCTTCGTACCCCAACGCATAGTCGGAAGTGCCTTCAGTTAAACGAACATTCAAAAGTTTAAATCGAAGAAGCTCCAAGCTCTCAATAATAGAATCATCATCGGAAGCAATATCAATTGCATGGTTTTCAGCAACAAAAGGATCCTCAGGTGCTTCATCTTGCTGATAGCGAGTATCAGTAAGATTTATATAAGCTCTAAGTTCTTGCAAGTAGTCTGCCATGCTGGTCTCCCGGATTTTGTACTATTTATGTTTACCGGGATTATTACTTGCCTGAGAACTTTTTCATCATGTTCATTCGGTCCTTAAGAGAACCTACTTCGGGAGTTGTCTTTTGTGTACCTGCAACAGTAGTTCCAAGTGATACTGGTGCACCAGTTGGATTATCCGGTGGAGTATTGGGACCTGACTTGACAGTCATCGATGGTTTACTTGCTGACAATTCTCTCTGAATACTGGATAGCGGGCTCGTACTTACTGGCGCGTCACCATCTTCATGATCAACAATTCTAAGTGTCTCTAGATTAAACTTGAGCTTGATTCGAGAACCAACCCCACTACTTGAACGTGTCTTGAGGAACTGAATCTGATACTCACCTAGCTCCTTCATCTGTGGACTCATAAAAATACCCATCACGTTATCCGCAGTATTGATCTTACTAATACCACCAGCAATGTGAGAGTTATCGAAGTCTTGTTCCTGAATACTTGCACGATTCAACTGGGAAGCCGTTGCAGCTAGAACATTATATTCGTTAGCTAATGCACGTAATTCTTCCGATGTGTACTTATCCTTGATGAACAAATCCGAAGGACTTACCTTACCACTATTCGGATGTAATAGATCCAAATAATCGATTAGGATACCATCGGGTTTGAATCCGTGATGGATTTCATATTCCTTCAAATACGCACGTAGATCGTTAGCCTTTGTACCAGCTTCTGGAAGTTTTTTGATTTGTAGCTTGCCCCACTTGTGGGATTTATAAGCCATTGCGACTCGCATCGCAGTGTCATCCATATGCTTGAAAATCTGTTTGGTTGCAGTTTCTGCAATCATCGCATCAAAGCGCAAACCAACGAGTTCTTCCGACAATTCCAAAGAGAAATATACGACATTCAGGCCCATTTGAATCCAATTGAGTGCAAGATTCTGTAAGAACAGACTCTTACCCGTACCCGGACCACCCGCGAAGAACGTAAGTTCGCCTCGGTTCATCCCGCCGTAAAGTTTTGCATCCATGTCTTTCCAACCTGTGCTGGTCATACCAGTTCGGTCGCGCATCCTATGCAAACGCTCAAGAGGATTTTCAAAATAATCAGTGCCCATATCCTTCTGCAAGGAAATCAGCATATTCTCTTTGGAACGTCTTTCGAGTTCCGAATATAAACCCTTATCAACAAGTCCTGCACCATCTAGGACGAGTTGTTCCATCGCTTTGTGACGACAAAATTCTTCAACTGTTTGGAGATACCATTCGCTATGACGGACAGCTTCACCATCCGGAAGTAATGCAATGTCCTGACCTGTTTCTGCTTTTACCTGTTCCGGCGATGGCAACACGTTGTATTTGTCAGAATACTCCATAATAAAACGGCAAGAACTACGAAGCTTATCGTTCCAATACTTGGGATTAATGATATTCTGTGAACGCGCAAATGCTGCGGGGTCAGAAATCATAAATTGCAATAATAGGCGCTGGACGTCTTCATTATAGGTCTTTACTTCGGTATTCTCGGACATATTTTTATCGTACCCTTAAAGTGAGTCTTCTTCTTACATTGATTGTTAACGCATCCTTAAACATAACATCTATGATGCTCAACATAGTATATATTTTTCCAAGTTTTTTGACCGCCTCGGCTGGATCCTTAACCCAAGTTATATCATCACCCCAACGTGGAAAGCTTACGTACCATCCCTGTTGAATCGCGGTGTCAACGAGCTTACCGCCCATCTTCTCTCGATCCGGAACAATTACGATTTTCTTTCCAGTTTGGTTAAGCCATTCTGCTTGTTCTGGAGTGATTTTATCACCGAGCATAGCAACACCGTTGATTGCTATGGCGTCAAATGGCCCTTCTGTGACAAATATATATTCGTTGTCATAATCAATCGATTCAGTATTGAATATAAAATTGGGTTGAACTGTTCCATAATAGCGGTTCTTCAAAGTGCCTGTAATATCACGAGCAGTATAACCAACAATTTTATTATCCCATTTGAATGGAATTATTACACGCTTATTAATCGAAAATTCCTTTGAAGGCGACCAATAGTATTCATAATCTGAAAATATTTCCTCACCACGATCCAACACATATGCA